TTTTCTGTTTTTCTCATTTGGCTTAGGTTCAAGACCTAAAAACTCTGCTTCACTTGGGAATAAATACTTTGCTGTTTTTGACATACTAATAAATTTTATGATTGTTTTGTAATAATTGAATTTTTATATCTTTCTTAATAGATTTTAACCTATTTATCATGATGATATTTCTGTCATCAGATTTCAACTCTTCTAAGTCGAGTAATAGAGTTATATTCTCTAGGGTTTTTTCTGTTATCATATTATTCGTATAAAGTTACTTTATCAACATAAAACTCCTCTGGTAGTCCAATTTCTTCACACTTGCTGTCTTTATTCATGTGTTTACAATGATCTTCCGCTCCTTTTTCAGTTTTAAATAAACATTGAATAGTTTGGTTGTCGTCAAAAATTCCGTAAATAATCTCCATAATTTATAATGATTTTAATATGTGTATTGTTTTTCTAAGATCGTACTCAATCTCACAAAGCTCTAAAAGATTCTCTTTACGTATTAAATTAAATACTTTAGGATGCTTTGTGGTTGTGTTTTCTAGTATATCTAAGTGTTTTTTAAATTGTCTACGTCTAGCAAATAATCTAAATAACTCTCGTCTTATCTTTGTAGTTCTTGTTGGTTCTGCCTCTATTCCTTCCATGTGTTTCTTATTTGATTGTAAAATTAAGTAATGTAAACGTTAAAACCAAATTATTTGAGGATATTTAATGCAGATTCTACATCCCAAACAACATGATAAGTAACACCAACCCTTTCAATGTCTCTTTTACATTGCACTTCTCCTGGTGTTAACTTTCCGTTTTTAGTTGTTTTAATCTCAACGCTGTATGTTTTACCTTTGTAGTACACCAATATATCAAATAGGTTTTTAAGTTGATATACGTGCTTTACAGTTGCCCCATATCGCCTATAAGCCTCTACTATTTCTTTCTGATTGCTATCCACCCTTGCGTTTCTCATATTAATCTCTTTTCATTATTGATAATTCGTTATTCATTGCAATACTAACACCCCTTGCAGCTTCTAAAATCTTTCTAGTCATTCTAAGCTCAGGCACTAACTCATTGGCTTTTATCTCAGCCTTTGCAACGCTTGTTTTTTCATTATGCTTTATTGAATTGTATTTATAAAAAGAATCTACATTATACTTAGTAAGGTAATATATGTTACAAGATAACTGTCTATTCATAACAACCAGGTCATCCCTATTTATAAACTTACCACTCTCATAAGTTTCTATTATCAGAGTTATTTTTTCTAGTATTTCATTCATGATATTAAATTAAAAAACCTTACCTAGTTAAAGATAAGGCTTGTTAGTAAATAACCCTCCAATTAGTTTAACCTACACAACGACGATTAAGATTAAGTTTTTAGGAGGGTTTTTAGTTAGTTGCTAGAACGGTAAATCGTCTTTATCATTTGGAGATAAACTTGGTGCAGCTTGTGGTTGTGCCATTCCCTCTGCAGAAACGTCTGAGGCTTCAATTCTCCATCCTTGAATAGAGTTAAAGTACTTTGTTTCTCCTTGTGGGTTAACCCATTCACGACCACGTAAATTAATAGATACTTTCACATCGTCGCCTACTTTAAAAGCGTTTAAAAGTTCTATTTTGTCCTTTACAAATTCAATAGCTAATACTTGTGGGTATTGCTCGTTAGTTGTAACTACCAATTCACACTTTGTAAAATCGTTTCCAAAAGTTTGTGTTGGTGTTTGTAATTTAATTTTTCCTAATACTTCCATTTATAATTGTTTTTAATTTCTGCTAAAATAATACTTATTATTGTTATATCCTAATTTTCCCAATAGTATTTGCATTTATTTCCTTTAAACGGAGGTTCTGAGAAATAAGATTGCCTATGCTTGTTTGGTTCTGCTTTAAATCTGTAGCAATTATGTTTTAGCTTACAGTTTTCTCCTTTACACATTGTTATATCTGCCATGATTATTTATTTTTTTTAGTTAATAATCTAAACATTAATTAAGAAGTCCTCTAAATCTTTACTAGAGACAGTGTCTTTTTTTAACCCATGTTTTTTATATGTAATAACCCAAGAACCCCTAGTTGCGTTGTAGGATATTTGTTTGATATTGTTTCCTATACACGAAACTAATTCCTCGGTATTTGTTAACTCTATTTTACTCATTGCCTTTGTAAGTTTTTCTTTCATATTTATTTATTTATTTTGTTTTCTTATTTGCTCTTTGTAAGCGTCTCTCTCTTTCTTAGCTTCTTTGACTTTTTTGTTAAGCTCTTTGAATTTAGGATCGTCTTTGTATAAATAGTAATCGTCTGGCTCTCTACTCCAATCTTTAATAAACTTGCTACACGGTTGTGTAAAGTTATTTATATACTCCAACCCTGTCATAGGGTCGGTAGTTATAAAATATGTCATTTTTTCGTGTTCTTTTTTACTTGCTCCCATTTTCTAAGAATTAAATTGTTTAGTAACTATTAACGCAGCTTTTTGAATATTAGTAACAGCTCTAGTGTTTAATGCCTCTTGTATTTGCTCTTTTGTTCCTTTCTCTACCAGGAACTTTAACCCATCGTCTTTTAGCGGTGGCAAATGTTCTGACATCAACATATTACAATGTTTGTTTATATCCCAAATCTTTTTACCTTGGTAAGCTGGAACAAATTTATTTCCGTCTCTTATAGCGTCTGTTTTTATAATATCTAATCTATACAAAAAACGACCTACACCCCATGCAACAGCAGCACGTTTAAAAGCATCACTTGCCTCTCCTTTTTGTTTCTCTACTTGGCTTTCAGTTCCGCAGTCAGATTTCCACACCCAACCCATTGACTCGGTATCAAATATCCCTATTGAAGCAAATAAATTGCCTTTATGCTCTTTGTATTCAACTTGCCAACCTGTTTGACCACAAACCTCATCAAATAAATCTTGTACATCTCTAGCGTCAATATAAGCCACAAAGTTAGCGCCCCATTCCTTAACACTTTGAACCCTCCATTTGTAAGGGATTTCTTTTTTGAGTTTTTCTAAATCCATAATTTAATTGTTTTCGCAGTATAATACCGCCATTATTAATAATAAAGTTATATATTCCATGTTATTCTGTTAAGTAAAGTATAGTCATGCACAATAAAATCATAGCACAACAAAATGCAAAAGCAGTTATACAATCATCAATATCTCTTTTGTTTAGTGGTCTCATGCTTTCTCTCCGTTAAATTGTTCGTAATCGTTTACACAGCTATTTAAAGCCTCTTCATTGTTATTTACGTTAACCATCATAAAATCGTAAACTATCTCTTGCTGATCCTTATTTAATAACACCAGTAAATCCTCGGAGCCTATGATCATGCTAATCTCACACGTAAAAGTGTCTGAATTTTTATTATATTCAGATTCTACATACACACCATTATCGTTATCATCTAAAACTAATTTAGATACACCATCTACATAACTTGTAAACTCACATCTGTTAAGAATATCTCTTAAATACTTGTTTGAAATCTCAAAATACTGTTCTTCCATGTCGTTAATGTTTTTTGTTTATACTTGCAAATCTAATACATAATAACAACACTACCAAATAATTTCGTATATTTACGTCATATTTTTTCATGTTTTTGTTTTTACCTGCTCTTTACTAACGTAGGGAGTGGGTTTTAAAATTCTTATATTATGGACGAAAATGAATACACATACGATTATATAGTAGAGTTTACAGAGCAACAATACATAAAGTATATAGAGTCTTTGGATAACGACGGACTGCTAAATATGATAAAAGAACTTAATTTAGAGTTAATTGAGTGCGAAAATTTGGAGAATTACGAGGAATGTTGTATTATTAGGGACGATATAAACCAATTAAAACAATATTTATTATGAAAAGATTAGTATTAGTGTTATTAGCACTTTATTCGTGTGATAACTGCGATTTAAAAGAATTACAAGAGATAGAAGAACCTGTAAAAAAATATAAAGAGGTTTGTGATGAATGTTACAGACGATGGTACTCTAAAGGGGTTTTTATTAACGAGATACCTTGGGGATTTGAGGGGTGTAAAGCTGATGGTAATATTTACAGATATGAGGATAGAGACGGAACAAGTGCTACAAACTTTTATCCTAGTAACCCAGGTTCTTATTACGTGATTAGATGCACAACTAAAAAAGTGGAGATATGAAAGAGGTAGGTAGACCTAGAATAAAATTAGAAGATTTGCCAAAAGGTTGGGATGATAAGATGATTAAGCTATCTAAACAAGGTGCTAGTATAGTAGAATTATCTGTTGAGTTAGATATTTGTAGAGATACTTTCTACGCTTTAAGCAAGAGAGAACCTAAATTTTCCGACACCGTAAAAATGTGTAAACAATATTGTGAGGCTTGGTGGGTTAAGAAAGGACGTACTGAGTTAGACAATAAAGACTTTTCTTATACTGGTTGGTACATGAACATGAAGAACAGATTTAAGTGGACTGATAGGCAAGAGACAACTTTAGAGGGTGGAGAGAAACCGATACAAACAAACGTAATAAGTTTAGGAAGTGGAGTTAAACCTAAAGAATGAAACTACTACCAAAACAAGAACATGCAGTATATTATTTAAAAGACAATGAAACCAAAGAGGTTTTATATGGTGGGGCAGCAGGCGGTGGTAAGTCTGCTTTTGGTGTTTTGTGGCTTATAGAAATGTGCCAAACATACCCAGGCTCTAGGTGGTTAATGGGCAGGGCAAAGCTAAAAGCATTAAAAGAGACCACATTAAACACTTTCTTTGAGTTAACATCTAACCCAACACCAGAGAGTGATGCTTTGGGTTTGATTAGGTTAGGCATATCGGATCAATACACATTCAATGCACAAAATAACATCATATATTTCAATAATGGTAGTGAAATATTACTTAAAGATTTGTTTCTTTATCCGTCTGACCCTAATTTTGATTCGTTAGGTTCTTTAGAGATATGTGGTGCTTTTATTGATGAATGCAACCAAATAGTCCACAAGGCATGGCAAATAGTTTTGTCTAGGTGTAGGTATAAGCTAACAGAGTTCAATATAAAACCTAAAATGTTTGGAAGCTGTAACCCTGCTAAGAATTGGGTATATAAACACTTTTACAATCCTAGTAAAGATGGAAGATTACCAAGGCAAAAGAAATTTATACAAGCACTTCCAACAGATAACCCTTTCTTGCCTCAGTCTTATTTAGATTCTTTACTATCTTTAGACAAGAACAGTAGAGAAAGACTATACTACGGAAATTGGGAGTACGATGATGACCCTAGTGCATTAATACATATAGATGCTATTAACGACTACTTTAGACCTAACCACATAGAGAGAACAGGCGAAAAGTATTTAACTATGGATATTGCTCGTAAAGGAAAGGATAATACTGTGTTTAGGGTTTGGCATGGATGGGTTTGTATTTATAGATTCTCTATTGACAAAAGTGGATTGGTTGAGGTTGTTGATAAGGCAAAGGAATTACAAAGGAGATACAATATACCATTATCTAACGTTATAGCCGATGAAGATGGTGTTGGTGGTGGTGTAGTAGATTTCTTACAATGCAAAGGTTTTGTAAACAACTCAAGAGCTTTGAACGATGAAAACTTTAACAATCTTAAATCTCAATGTGGTTACAAGATGGCTGCAAAGATACAAGCCAGAGAAGTAGGTGAGATGGTTGCAGATAGTTCTGTTATTGATATAGTAACGGAAGAAATGGAACAGGTAAAGCAAAAGGATATTGATAAGGATGGTAAGATAGCATTAGTATCTAAAGATATAGTTAAGCAAAACATAGGTAGGTCTCCCGATGAGTGGGATTCTATTATGATGCGTTACTGGTTTGAGTTAGCTCCAAAGTTCGGGGTTTATTAATTAATTTATAAATTCGTATTTTTACAAATAAATCTAGTATTATGAAATTAGACCCTAGGACGTGGTTCAAAAATAGCAGTAGTGAAAATCAAGCAACGAATAAGTTTTACGAGCAGTTTTATAAAATGCTAGGTGGTACTTATACATCTTATGACCCTAATAGGGTTACATACATAGACAAAGGATACAATATAAACCCTACTGTATATTCTGTAGTATCTCAAAAATCTAGAAAGTCCTCAAGCGTTCCATATTGCGTTAGAAAAATAGAAGATAAAGCAGAACATTCTAAATTAAAGATGTTCCAACGTGCTACAGGAAACGACCTAACAATACAACAAAAAGTAAAGAAATTACTACTGGAATCTAAAGCCTACGAGGACAAAGGAGATATACCTTTCCCAATGGATAAACCAAACCCTAATCAAACATGGGTAGAGGTTATAGAGCTTTATAATACTTTCATGGATACTACAGGTAACTTTTATCTGTATATGTTTGCACCTACTGAGGGAATGAACGCAGGGCAACCAATAGAGGTTTATGTATTACCATCTCAATACACAGAGATTGTATTAAAAAACAATAGTGTTGATGTTAAGTCTATGGAAAACCCTATAGATCATTACTTAGTTATCGTTGGTGGTTCTTATGTTGAATTTGAACAAGAAAACGTTATCCATGTTAAATTACCAAACCCTAACTTTTCAAGCAACGGAGAGCATTTATACGGTCAAGCTCCATTATCCGCTGCATTGAGAAACATACAGAGTTCAAACACTGCTATTGACTTAAACAACAAAACTCTTAAATCTGGTGGCGCTTATGGGTTGATACATGGTAAACAAACACCTTTAGCTCCAAAACAAGCTAAACAGGTAAAAGATAGATTAGTAGAAATGTCAGTGGATGAGTCTAACTTGGCTAAAATAACAGCTGTTACACATGAAATGGGATTCACTAGATTAAGCCTTACAACTGCTGAGATGCAACCGTTTGAGTATCTTAACTACGACCAAAAACAAATATGTAATGTATTAGGATGGGATGACAAGTTATTAAATAACGATGGTGGCAGTAACTACGGAGCTTATTTAGAAACTGTTAGGAAAAGAATAATAACAGATACTATAATGCCTAGTTTAAAGCTATTGGCTAGTGCTTTAAATGATGAGTTCCTACCTAGATTCAAAGGTTACGAGAATACAGAGTTAATATTTGATGCTTCGGAATTACCAGAGATGCAGACAGATATGAAAGAGTTGGTTTCATGGCTTAATGATTTATTAGACAGAGGTGTTATCAATAGAGCAGAGTATAGAATGGCTATAAACTACACAGGAACTGAACTACCTATTATGCAAGAGTACACAGTTTCTCAAAACACTATTAAATTAGAGGATGCTTTAAATGATGATTTTAATATAGAATAATGGGCAGGAGACAATACTATAAGAAGTGGGAAAAGTACTCTAATACTTATACTCGTAAGTCTTACCCTGAGTTTAAACGTGTTTTTAATACATGGGGTAAAGGCATAGACTTCACTGGACTTACAGAGAGCAGTTATAAGGCTTATCTAAATACTTACTTAAACCTAAACGAACCTCTAATGGATGAGGCTTACATGAAAGTGTACACATCTGTTGGGTTGGTACATGGTAAACGTGTTGGTGCAAGTATCAACGCACAATTAAAAAACTTTACATTTGATGAGTTTAGATCTTCTTTTTTACGCAATATAACTACATTCTTTAATAGGTACGGTGTGTCTCGTGTTAAGTCGGTTAGAGATACTTATTTAAACGACATAATAAAGCTATTAGATAACAGATTATCGTTAGGATTAACAATGCAAGAGGCGGCTAAGGAGGTTGAAAAGATTGTATCTAGCAATAGGTTTTATAGATGGCAGGCATTAAGAATAGCAAGAACAGAAAGCAACGCAGCGGCTAACTTCTCAGCAACACAAGCGGGGGAAGTAAGTGGTTTTGTAATGGAGAAAGAGTGGATTAGTGCGACAGACCCAAGGACAAGAAGAAAACCACCTAATCAATTTGACCACCTACACATGAACGGCAAAAGGGTAGGGTTAAATGAGAAGTTTGTGCTTAGGTCAAGTAAAGGCACGACTGATAGGATGGAATACCCGGGAGACCCTAACGGAAGTGCTGCCGATGTTGTTAATTGTAGATGTACTGTTGCTGTTGTTCCTAAAAGAGATGAGAACGGGGATTTAGTTAGGGTTTAATCACATACAAAAATAATTCGTATATTGCAAATAATTATAGTTAAATTATGAAAGGACTACAAACTAAATCAATTTCGGGAGGATTAAAGGACTTAGACTTTAAAAACCGCATTGTTACAGGTTATTTATCGGAGACAGATACAGAGGATAAAGTTAAAGATGTTATTGTAAGTGGATCATACACAAAGACATTAAGCGAAAGAAAAGCAGATATCTATTTCCTTAACCAACATAATTGGGAACAACCTCATGGAAAGTTTAACGTGTTGCAGGAAGATAGTAAAGGATTGTATTTTGAGTCTCAGCCATTAATAGACACCAGTTATTCTAGTGATTTATTAAAGCTATATGATGCAGGGATTGTAAAAGAGCATTCTATTGGTTACCAAGTTGTAAACTCAGAAAGAGACAGCAAAGGTATTAGACATATTACAGAACTTAAACTATATGAGGGTTCTAACGTAACAATGGGAGCGCATCCTAATACACCCTTTACAGGTATGAAAGCCTTAACAGAAAAACAAATTAACGACCAAACTAAACTAATATTAAAAGCGTTTAGAAATGGCACTTTTACAGATGAAACATTTATGTTGTTAGAGATTGCTTTAAAGCAGCTACAAACACAGTCATTTGAATTAGGTAAAAAATCACTCGATGAAAAACAAGAGCCGTTAGTAGTTAACACTCCAGAATTAGACATTGAGCCGAATAAAAAGAGTATTGAAACTATTAACGAATTTATTAAATCATTGTAAAAATGGAATTAAAAGAACAATTTGAAGCACTTACTGCAAAATTAGAGGGTAAGTCTTTAGAAGCAAGAAACGAAGCGTTTGCAGCGTTTGAATCAAAAATGAATGAGTCATTAGCTGGAGAAGTTAAGGCTGTAAAAGAAGCAGCAGCTGAAGAACTTAAAGCTGTTCAAGGGCACTTGGATAAATTAGATGCTAAAATGCAAGAGGCTAAATCTAAAGAATTTGATAAAGGAGATGAGTTGAAAGGACTTATTACTAAGAACTTTGACCAAATCAAAGAAGTTAGAAACGGTAAAAATATAGAGCTTAAAGATATGACTTTGCCAGGAAACCTTACAGGTGACCAACCAAGAGATTATAACTTTAATACTGTGATTGATCCATCTCAGAAGATTAACGTTGCTGATTTAACAGGGATGGTTTCTATTAGTGGAGGTACTTATACATTCCCTAGAGAGACAGGAAAAACAGGAGACTTTGCTACACAAGTAGAGGGGGCTAGTAAAGCACAAATCGATTACTCTTTAGAGATGGTTGATGTAAATACTGATTTCTTAGCAGGTTTCACTCGTTATTCTCGTAAGATGAAGAACAACCTACCTTTCTTAGAGTCTTTTGTGCCTAGAGCATTACGTAGAGATTACGCTAAGAAAGAAAATGCACAGTTTTATACAAATATTGCAGCAGCGGCTACATCTTCTTCAGTTACGTCTGGTAATAAAATAGAGCGTTTAATTGCTGATATCTCAGCTTTAGAGAATACTAACTTTGATGCTAATGGTGTTGTTGTTAATGTTGCTGATTGGTGGGATATTCAAATCACTGAAAAATCTACAGGAGCAGGCTATGGATTACCTGGTGTTGTTACTTATGAGGGTGGAGTACTTAGAATTAATGGTATTGCTATTTATAAAGCGGTGTGGGTTCCTGTAAATAAGTACATTGTTGCTGATTGGTCAAGAATCAACAAAATTGTTACTGAGGGGCTTTCTTTATCATTCTCTGACGTAGAGGGGACAAACTTTGTAGCTAATAACATTACGGCTAGAATGGAGGCACAAATTGCATTAGCAGTAGAGCAACCAGATGCAGTAATCTTAGGAGACTTTACAGCAGTATAGTAACTGATTAAGTTTAATATAAAGCCTATCTATTATTTTAGGTAGGCTTTTTTAATATAATATTATGAAAGTAATTAAACCTTTTTACTGTATTCAATCAAAAGTATCATACAAGATAGGTGATGAGTACAAAGGAACAAGAAAAGATATAGGGCATTTGTTAGAGGCTAAAAAGAAAGCTAATAAGAAAGCACCTATAACAAAGAAGAAAGCAATAGAGACTAAATAATATGGCATATACAGATATAATTTCATTAAGTGATGCTAAGATATATTTAAGGATAGATGACACGCTTACAGAGGATGACAACGATATTATTAGAATGATTAATGCGTCTTTGCGTTATGTAGAGAAATACACTAACGTTTTAGTTTATGCAAGAGACAAGAATTATTTAGTTGAACAAGGTTTGTTAAAAGTTTATGATTACCCTATTAACACGGATTTAGATACTTTGACAGATTACACAGTAGAACGCAAGGGTTTATATACTAATATATGTGCAAATAATACAGATACTTTTGACTTAACGCTAGATGTGGGATATTTATATTCTGATGGTGTTCCTCAAGAACTGCTAGAGGTTGCGTATGAATTGATTGATTTGTATTACTACGGAGAAAAAGACGGCAAGCCTATTGATAAGAAGTTAAGCGAATTAAGTATAGATGCATTAAATCAAAATAAAAGGTTTTTTATATGAGGTCAAGAAGTTTCAACAAAAGGATTCAGATATGGCAAACAAGCTATGTTAGTGATGGTTTTAGTGGCACAAAGACATTCGGACAAATAATCTCTAATTCATGGGCTAAGGTAGAAACTGCCAAAAGTAATGCAAGCAACATGAATGAGATAGGTTTAGATGATATGGCTTTAAATCTGCTTATTACTGTTAGGTATAGAAACGACTTAGAATATAACGGAATCAACCAATACTTAGTATATAATGGGGTTAGATACGAATTCTCACAAGCACCTAACGAGAACAACCTAAACAGAACCTTTGTAAAACTTATTGCAACAAGACAGAAACAATAAGAGGTAGCAATACTAGAACCTATAAACCCCGATTCAAATATGTTATTTTTAAATTACAAGAGTAGAGTTGAATCTGAGGGTGGTATTTTCGAAGCCGAACAATGCACGAAAGAATTTATACATAAACTAATTTAAAATATGAGCCAAAGAATAATAATGCCTCCTCAAAAAAGAGGAGATACAATAAACGGTTTTACGATACAGAATATTAAGATAGATGACGTTGACATTGATATTGACAACTATTCTATAAGAATGCAAGTTAGAGATAACTTAAATAACATTATTTTAGAGTACAACAAAGGAACAGGTATAGACAAAACAAGCGAAAACTCTATATATGTTAATAGTTTTATTATTAATGATTTAGGAAACTATAAATACGATTTGCAGTTTACAAACAATCAAGGTGTTGTTAAAACGTGGTTTTTCGGAGATATTAAGGTTCTTGATGACGTAACTAGATAATATGAGTAAAGTAACAGCAATAGTTGATTTAACAATACAAGAGGTAACGGCTGAATGTAGTTTAGAGACTATAAATGTGGGTTCTGAAATAGGTTTAACAACGCAAGTTGTTTCGTGTGAGTTTATCCCTACGTCTATATTAATAAACGATGATGAATGGGGTAGATACGCTTTAAACACTAAATACAGTATTACTACAAATGTATCTGATGGAATAGTAATACAAGGAGTAATACAGGGAGATACTTGTTATAGGTATATAACTAACTCTTTAGATGCTAACGGATACCCTAACGAAGATTCTTTTTACAGTGATTTTGACGGAACTAATTTAACTAATTTAATAACAACAAGAGGATAAGTAAACATGATATAAAATAAATATATATAAAAATTATATTAAATCTAACACTTAAAAAAAGCTATGAAACTAAAAATTACTAACCCCACAGATTCTTTTGATATGGTGGAGATTATAGATTTTAAATACGTCGGAATACCAAGACAAAACAGTATAAAACAACTAACAATAAGAGCAATAAAATTCAAACTAAATGACGACGAAAGTTCCTCGTATTCTGATGAGCCTCCTTTTGAAATATTTATAAAGGATTTAGACGCTTATTTAGAAAGCGACCTTTTAGAAGGCAAGACACAAAGATATGGCTCTTTTGTTAGCGTAATCGAAAGCATTGGAAGTATATTAAAAGATAAATTTTCTTTAGAATATGAATTGATATGATAGGAAAACAGTACATAGAACAAATAGACCCAAACATCGCAGCAGAAGCGTTTTCTAATGGATTATTAGCACAGCTTACTTCTAATGGTGGTGTAGAGGGTGGAAACATAGGTAAAACGACTCACATTGTACTTAAAAGTACTACAGGTATTGTTCAATTAGGTTCGGGTGGTGATGGTAACGAGGTCGTGTTTTATCAAGATGGAGATGATTTTGCTAATAACGTTGTAAAGACAAGAGTGTTTTTGTCAAAAGGTCAAGTTCATATAGAGAATGGTTGTCAAGATGGCACTGTAATAACAAGTACACAGGGTATTTGTGGAGCTTCAAGTAACGGTGTAGTAACCTCGAGTAATGTTTCCCCTATGCCGCTAGGAAATGAGGGTTTTGCAGGCAGGCAATTCTTTTTATTTGCTTTTAGAAGCTCAAACAATCCCTTATCACAGTCAAGAGGCGAGGTTTACGTTGCAGCGGGTGCGGTTTCTTCTGAGGTTAGTTTATTGAGTGGAGACGGTCAAACCGTTGTAGATGGACCCTACACAATACCTCCTTACGGACTAAAAACATTCTTGACCGATGGGAATAGTGAATTTCAAGTAGTAGCGTCTCAAAATGTTTTTGTAGGTATTGCTGCGAATATGGGCGCAGGAACTCCTACTTTTTATGATATGCGACTAGTTCCTCCTTTGGCAACTAATTTAATAGGTCAAAATAGAAATGCAAGACTATCGGCATTGTACGACAATACTGAGGTTTGGTGGTATAGACAAAACGGACAGATTGGAAAATTAATCGTAAGTCCAGGTTCTCCTGTTCAGATATACAATCAAACAAGAAACCTCTTAGGAGATGTTTTTAATATTAATTCAAATACAACACCTGCAACGAGTGGAACTTTTACAATTACAGTAAACGGAGAAACAACGAGTAATATTGTTTATAATGCAAATTCAAGTCAAATACTTACTGCCTTGTCGGGACTTGCAAGTTATAGCGAGGCTGACTTTATTGTTGAAATGACAAGAGGGGATAATTTAGGTCAATCAAACTCACAAGCAACAATTTACTGTCAGGGTTTACTTGAAAGAGTCGTAGGTACTCCATCAATCAACAATACAAACATAGTGGGAAATTCACACGTTTACAACCTACAACAAGCTGGTAATGTTGCTCCCAACGCAGGGAATGACGGCCTTTATTCTAAAGAAGGTGTAATTCATTTAGAAGCTAAAAACGGTGTTATTAGTTGTCTTAGTGGAGCAGATGGTTCGGGGTTAGAAGCTACTTATTATATGCCTACGCAATCAATGACGCAAGTTGTACCTTTATATTTATGTACTACTCAATCGGGTTCGGGGGCAAGTAGTAGTATTGCAATACAATCACTTTACAAAGGTAATTTTAAAATTTACGACCAAAATAATGTTTTAAAATATTCGGGTTCTTTTGATAGAGGTATAACTGCGGATTCAGGAGCAAGACAATTAATACCTACAGGGATAACAATCGCAGGAAGTGGGCAAGACATAGCTTTTACAGAGGACTTTTTAGGGGGGTATATTGAGTCTGATGTGCCTATAAATATAGTATTTAACTCTGACGAGAATCAGGATTTAATAACGGGAGGAATACCAACAGAGGCAGATGAGATAGTAATGTATGGAGTTACGCCAAACGATATAAGAACTGTATTTAGAAAACTATCCGATGGGTTTACCTATAAACAAGAAGTTGAAGCATTAGCAGACCCTAACCCTATTCAAGGGTTTATAGATTATAACGATACTACGGGAGCGGTGTCTTTGGTTGCTGACACTTGGACTACTATTCCGAACAATGGTGCAGGTGCTTTTAGCAATAATACTTACGCACCCAGCAACGTTAGCGATTTGATGGACGTTTCAACAGGGGAAATAGATCCAAGACAATTAGAGTTAGGCGATACTATATTTATACGAAATGACTACTCTATAAACCCAAACACAAATAATGCCGAGTTAGAATTTAGGTACATCTTAGGAGATGGAGCAGGAGAGTATACATTGCAGACTACTATAGGTCGGTTAGATGATGGTTCGGGTGTTGATTATAGATTTAGCTTAAAACCCGATTTAATTTACATGGGAGACACTAATACACGAGACAATTTAATTACATTGCAAGTAAAGTTGTCATCAAACGGAACTTTAACTAATGCAGGTAGTGTTGTGCAAGTTATAAAAGGAAACGCGAGAGGTTCGCAAAAATGGGTTAAAATATGAGTATAAAAATATACAAAGATGTTGCTGCAAATTCTATATTTATAGAAGATAACAACGGAGCGCAGTTTATTAATAGCTTACAGGCAACTGTTCCTATCGATAAGGTAACAATAACAGACTTAGCAAGACAAATAGATTTAGTTTCTGATGTTGACCACACTGAGTTTATAGACGAAAACGATAGTCCTTACACAGGTACGGCTACTGAGGTGTGTAATCAACTAAATGCAGTGTTCCAAAGCTCGGGAACTCCTACAGGGAACGCTCCATCTATAACAAGTAATAACACAATAAATTTAGTTGCAGGTCAAACATTAAACTACACTTTAACTGCTGATTATGGGGTTGCTTACGAATGGGATAATCTACCAACAAGTGTAACAACTATAGAGGGTAATGTCAGAAACATCTTAGGAGGCTCCTTACTTACGCAAGGAACTTACACGGTAACTGCAAGAGCAATAAATTATAACGGAATAGACGAGCTTTCTATTGACATAATAGTTAGTAATCCGTCTTTTGCAAACACCAAATCTGTTCAATTTAGTCAGAATGAGTTTTTAAATGCAAACGGAGGTATAAGTCAAAGTATACTAGGAAGAAGCGGGAACGGGTCGGGTGTTTCTGATGCTTGGACTATTTCGTTTTGGTTTAAAGCAGGGTCAAGCAACAACTCAACGCAAACAATTATGTATTACGGAGGTGGTTCTGTTGCTAATGACAACGGCATACACATCTATTGGAACGGAAACAATGCAACGGCAGGCAGACAACAGCTAGTTTTTAGATACGGATCTACTAATAACAATTTAACTTTTAAAACTGCAAGTGGTACAATATCAAACAACAACGCTTGGAATCACGTTTTAATTAGTTATGATGGGGGCACAACAGGGTCTTCAAGCGCAGACATTAGTAATTATTATTCTAGATTTAAAATAAAATTAAATAACGTTTTGCAGACGACAACAAATACTCACTCTAACTATGGCAACACAACAGCACTAAACGGTTCTGTTATGGTTGTGGGGAGATATGCAACAGGCAGTGATTACATGAGGAATAACTGCAAGATAGATGAGTTAGCTATTTGGGGGTCTGATGAAAGCGCAAACAGTTCAAGCATCTACAACTCAGGACAGGCAACAGACCTAATGTCTTTGACAAACCAGCCGTCTCATTGGTGGAGGACAGGAGATAATGACACATACCCTTTTTTAAATGATAGTGGAAGCGTAGGAACAAATGTATTTTTAATGTCAAATATGACGAGCGCAGATATTGTAAACGATGTACCTTAAAAAATAATTATGGCAAACGAAATTAATATACAGTTAGACCCTTTTAATGAAACGGGGTTAATTTTATTAGGTAAAGTTTTTAATAAAAACGGAACACAACAAGGCACAAGTGTAAGTCTTACAGAAAACGCTCCTGCATTATATTCGGGAGATTTTAGTTTAGCAAGCGTAATAGATGATGCTTACTTAGTTAGGTTTGAAACAAATTTACCAGATAAACTTTACGGAACAGGTGTTTTGTACGTTAGAAACAACGCAGAGGTGTCACAAGAGAACTTTTTTAACTCTACTCTTGATGAGGTTGTTACCGATGTAGCGAGTAGAAACGCAAGTAAGGCTGATGTAAGTGGACTATCTACTTTTGACGCAGGAACAGAATCAGTAATAACAGATACAGAAAGCAGAAATGCAAGTAAGGCAGATATTAGTTCGATTGAAACTAAGACCGAGGCAGATGCAAGACAAGTTATATTGATAAACGAGCATAACCAAACGCAAACAGACATATCAAACTTAAACGACTTTGACCCTGTAAATGATGATGTTGCAAAAGTTAATTTAGTTGATGTTACCACTACTAACTCAGATATGAGGGGAACAGACAACGCTAATACAGTTGTACCAGACAATCTTGGAATAACACAAATACAAACAGACATCTCAAACCTTAACGATGTTAGTGCTTCTGATGTTTATACAGAATTTACCTCAGGAACCAATGAAAATGCATTTAAGGCTGATGTAAGCGGTTTAAGTACTTTTGACCCTGCTACTGATGTTGTAACTACGGATAATGCTAGTAGAGAAGCAAGTAAAGCTGATGTTTCAAGCTTAGCGACTAAAGACAATCAAGACATTATAAATGATGGTGTAAAAAAATCTAGTTTAATTATACCACATACAGATAATTTACCAGATTAAATATGAAGTTAACAGCGAAAATATCGGGTACGAACGCTCTATTAAAGAAGTTTGATAAGTTTGGGAAAGCTGGTGAGAAAGAGGTAGAGTCTCTTACCCGATTAGCTGCTAACGAGATAGAGGCAGAGGCTAAAAGGTTAGCACCTGTTGATTTAGGAGGGTTGAGGCTATCCATAACCAGAGAAGAAGTCTCTAAATTAGTGCAAACGGTTGTTGCGTATGCTCCATATTCTGCTTTTATGGAGTTTGGAACAGGTGGATTAGTTTCTATACCTAGAGGATGGGAGGCAATGGCTGCTCAATTTAGAGGTAAAGGAATAAAGAAAATAAACTTAACACCAAAACCTTTTTTGTACCCAGCATTTAAGAAAGGTGGTAAGATGTATAGAAAAGACCTTAAAAAGTCGTTAGAAATATTAATAGATAAATTTAATAAACAATGATTAAATCGTTACCAAATAAATGGGTTAAGAAAGCCGTATATGATGTGATTAATAATATAGTTGTAGAAGGCAAGACAATTAGATGCTATGATACAAACGTAACAGGAAATACTAAGCCTAATTACTATACTTTATTAACTACTCAATCTAATGATGTAGAAAAGGCTAATAAGTGTGAGTACTTTTGGGATTCTGATGTTTTGATAGATATAGTTACTATTTACCCTAAAAGCGGGAACACAGGAAGTACTTTATTTGTTAGTAATATTACTGATGAGGTAAGACGGTTAACAAATAGCTTAGTGTTAAATGCTTCTAGTGGTTTAGAGATTATAAACCAAACACAATCTTTTGCTAATTCTCGTTCTTTAGATACAGATAATGAAATAGTTTTTATAAACTCGCTTAGAATTTCTATGCGGATAAAATAAACAAAAAAATCGTATATTGCAAATAATTAATTAATTAAATAAAAAATATTATGTCAACATTTATTAAAGGAGAGGGTTTGATACTTTACGTATGGGATTCTAGTATTTATAGACCTATCGCCTGCCTAACTTCTAATAGTTTATCGCAGACAAAAAACATCATTGAATCTCAGACTAAATGTGATCCTAGTGTAATCATTAAAGATAGTGGTTCTACTACTTACGAAATATCTTTCGAGGGTCAATATATTGACACTACATCTGTTGGTGCTGAGGTTACAAAGGCTTCACACGATTACTTATTAAGTATTTTCACAGATACAGATAAAAAGACGTGGAAGATGGACACGGGGTTAGCTGATAATGTAGCTTATTATGGTGAGGGAATCTTTAGTGATTTGTCTTTAGATGCTGCTGCTGGTGATGAGCTAGCTACTTTTAGCGGTACTATCGCAGGAAGCGGGGTAGTTTCAACTACAGATCCTAACGAATAAAAATTATAAAACATGAAAATAGATTTAAAATTAGACAAAAAAGACTTAACATTTTCGTTAGGTCTTGGGTTTTTAGGGGAGTTATTAGAAGATTTAGATTGTGGTATTGAGGAATTAATGGAGGGGATACAAAAAAACCCTTTCAAGTACATTCCTAAACTAATGTTTCACTCTTATAAATACAACCAAGTTAGAAACGGACTAGAGAGTGAGTATAATTTATACACGTTTACTGACTTAATAGATAATGATGGTGGTGTTATTTCTGGAAACGTTAGCAAGTTCTTAGAATCGTTTACTAGAAGCATGACTAAAGACGTACCTAAAGAACCTAATAAAATCCCTCAAAAGGGAAAGCAGAAAGCGGTCAGCCTAAAAAAATAGATTGGGGAGCTGATGTAATTTCTTTTGCACTTGGAGAGTTAAATTGTCCGTCCTTGTCTTATGTTTACAACATGACTTGGGCGGAATTTTGTATAAGGCAACACGCTTATAGAAGGATGGACAAGGACCAATGGATGAAAGTAAGAGAAATTGCATATTCGGCTTTGGTTGGATCGCATTTAGACCCTAAGAAATTACCTAAAACAAAAAACGATTTTATAAAACTAGACGAAAAACAAGAAAAAGTTACTGATTTAATGAAAGAAGCGATTAATAATGCTAGAAATGCATTTTTTAAAAACAGTAAATAATGACAAACGAGGATTTACAGATACAGATAGGGGCTAATATAGACAACCTAATTAAAGAGCTAAACAAGTCTAAAAATGAGCTAAGTAAGTTCAATAATGACGTAGATAAGTTCGCTGAAAAGCTAAAAAGGTCTGGAGAAAAGATTAAAAATGTAGGTGCTTCTATGGCTAAGTACATTACATTGCCGTTAGTAGGTCTAGGTGCTTTAGCTGTTAAAACGGCTGGGGATTTTGAAAAATTGCAAACATCATTAAATACTGCTTTTCAGGGTAATGAAAAAGCGGCTAAATCCGCATTTGACCAAATTACTAAATTTGCTGCCGAGACTCCTTTTCAAGTCGAACAAGTTGCTAGTGCTTTTATTAAACTTAAAAACATGGGTCTTGATCCGAGTCAAGCGGCTTTAAAATCTTATGGTAATACAGCTAGTGCAATGGGTAAGAGTTTAGACCAAATGGTTGAGGCGGTTGCTGATGCTGCTACGGGAGAATTTGAGCGTTTAAAAGAGTTTGGTATTAGAGCTAGTAGACAAGGAGACAAAGTTTCTTTTACATTTAAAGGTGTTACTAAGACTGTAGCTATGGAATCCGCAGCTATAGAGGGTTACTTACAAAAAATAGGTAATGTAGATTTTGCGGGGGGTATGGAAGCTCAAAGCAAAACTTTCTTCGGGAGACTATCAACGTTAAAGGACAATGTTTCTTTATTAATGAAAGATTTCGGGGATATTATATTTAAATATATTAACCCCATTATAGATTCTTTTTCTAGTATGATTAAGAAGTTCAGAGAATTAAGTCCAGCCACTAAACAAATAATAGTTTTGGTCGCTGCTTTTTCAGCTGCTTTAGGTCCTTTGCTTATAGCTCTAGGTGTGTTTACTACAACTATACTTCCTGCTATGTTGGCGGGTCTTAGTGTTTTAATATCTCCTATAACTCTTGTAATAGGTGCTTTGGTTGCTTTAGGTGTTGCTGTTTACAAGAACTTTGATGCTGTTGTTGAATCCGCCGCAAGTGTTTACAATTCATTTGTTGATATATATAATCAAAGTATGATTTTAAGAGGTGCTATATCTACTATTGCATTGGCTTTTAAACTTGTTTGGATCGCTGGTAAACTAGCATTTAAAAACTTATGGGATATCATAAAAGTATTTGGTAAGAATGTAAAAGAATTATTTGGCGGATTAGGAAACCTTATAAAAGGAGCTTTAACATTTGATTTAGATGAATTTAAGAAAGGCTTAAAAAGGGTTGCTACATCTGTTTCTAGCGGATTTGGAGAGATTAAAGAAGAGTTAACAAAGAACGCAAAAGAGGCAGGAGATGAGACGGCTGATGCCTTTGGTACTGCTTTAAATGAAACAATAGGCGGTACTTTAGAGAAAACTACGCCAGAAAAAATAAAACAAAGCCTTTCTGATATGTCTGATAGTGTAGTTGGTTACGCTAAAGAGATTGGTACTAAAATATCTAATGCTTTAGGGCTAGGAGTGTCTGGAGGGGAAGAAGAAGGAGCTGAAGGAGCTGAAGGAAGTGGTGTAGTGTCTGCGGTAAAGACACAAAGCGAGGGGGTTGTTAATGAATTAAACAATCTAAATGAACAAGCAGAAAATATAATAAATAACGGAATATCTAACACTTTTGGAGGTCTTGTAGATGCTATTGGAGGTGCTTTAGCTTCTGGCGGTAATGTGTTAAAGGCTAGTGGATCTGTTTTATTAGGTTCTTTGGGTAGTATATTAAGTCAATTAGGGCAGATGGCTATAGGTATAGGTATAGGTATAAAAGCTATAAAAGCATCTTTATTAACATTAAATCCCTTAGCCGCTATTGGTGCAGGTGCTGCTTTATTGGCGTTAGGCTCTGCTTTCTCGGCAGGTGCTAAAAAACTAGGGTCCACTGGTGCTAGTAGTTCTGGTTCTTTTTCATCTAACATAGGCTCTAGTACTAGCACAGGCTCTAGCACTAATTTTGGTAACTCTGGAAGCTCTAGCAATAGCTTACAAAATGTAGTATTTGAGATTCAAGGCACTAAGTTAGTAGGTGTATTGAGTAATACACTTAATAGAAATAGAAGTTTAAACGGTACATTAAGCATAAATTAATATGGCGGTAAAATATACAGTTGAGTATTTAGATGTAGTAAACATAAAGCATTTATTTAATCTTTATGATGACAATTACACAGATGATCCGATTGAGGTTAACGGTGCTATTACTATGGACTACGGACAAGTAGATGAAAACCTAGAATCTATCAGAGGGCAAGGTTTACGTGTTAGTTTAGATGCCGATGCTAGTTTAACCTATGAAGAGTTATTTCAAGGACAAGAAAAAACATTTAGAGTTGAATACTTTAGAGATTCTGTTTTATTATTTCAAGGTTGGTTAAATCCAGAGGGGTTTTATGAGGACTATGTTAATGATAAATGGGAGGTTTCTTTTGATTGCATTGATGGTCTAGGTTATTTAAAGAATCTAGCTTTTGTTAACAGTAATGGTACAAACATAACAGGTATAAAAACACAGTTAGAGATATTATCTTTAGCGTTGCAAAGAACAGGAATAAATGTAGATATAAACGTAGCTATAAATATATTTTACACAGGTTTAGCGGATACAGAATCTATATTAGCTAATGTAAATGCAAACACTAAAAGATACATTAAAGACGATGAGGTTACAGTAATGAACTGTGAAGAGGTTATACGTGATGTATTAGAGCCTTACGGTGCGGTTTTAACGTCTTATAACGGGCAATGGGTAGTATACAAGCCTAATGAATTATTTAACGATACAGAGGCGGTATTTTTTAGATATGATTATTTAGGTGCACCACTTAGTCCAACAACCGTAACTTATGATTTTGGGTTAAATATTGGTAGTGATTTAGATGGTTTTGATAGTCATTACTGTAACGCTAACCAAGGTTTCACTAATAAGCCTAGTTTTGGAGCTTATAGGATAAATTATAAGTATGGGTTGTTAAAATCTCTGATAGGAAACGAGAGGCTTTATACTGCGGATGGGTCTAATTATGACGATTATACTATATACGATTTTACAAATTTTGTTCCTGCTAGTCCAGATAGTTACGGAATGACATTTACAAGAGCAGCTAGTGCTGTTGTAAGTTTTGAGACTGATAGTGTAACATTTCCAATAAACACAAAAGTAAAAGTTGATTTAAGTGCTGTAAGTGATTACAATGATAATACTTTAGGGGATATGGTTTGCTATCTTATAATAGATGATGGTGTTGATTATTACGTATGGGATAGGTTTAATAATGAGTGGTCTTTAAATGCTTACCCTACTATTATATCTTCTTTTAATTTTACATTTTATTCTGACGGTCAAGAATACACTACAAACACAGTAGTGCCAGAGACACCTATAGCGGGTGAACTTAGGTTAGAGTTTGGCAGGGTTAGGGGGTCTTATCCAGCAACAGTAACAGGTGTGTCTATATCTACAGGTAACGATAATGATTTAGATGTAAAAGGTGAAATATTTACATTCGAGAGAGAGAACAAACCAAGTGCAAGAATAGAAAAAACAAGAGAGGTTTTTACAGGTGATTCAGATTTAGATATTTACGAGGGTACTTTGTATAAAGCAGATGGAACAACACCGACTGAAACATGGTATAGAAAAGGAGTTACAGAATCTGTGCCTATTCTTGAAATGATGGGGAGTGAGACAATGAGAATGAACGCAAATACAATGCGTATATTTAGTGGTGATATATTTGGGTATTTTAATTATTTAAGTATTGTTGATTTAGACCAACAATCAGGAAAATACGCTGTAACTAAATACTCTTATGACACATATAGAAATATAATAAGTATAGAGTTAAAGCAAATGTTTGGAGATGAGTTAACAGATTTAGATGTATTTCGTACTTTAGATTACGGTAATGTGGTAGAACCAACTATTAGAGGATAAATTTAATTTTCGTATTTTTACAATATGAGTGATTACATAAATGGAACATATAAAGTTTTAAGCATTAAGGTAGATAAAAACTATCTGCCTGTTGGGTGTTTAACGGATAATAGCTTTGAAGAATCTGTTGATATGCTAGATACTACTGTTAGAACAAACGCTAACGGTTGGCGAAGTAGCAGACCGATAACGCAAAGTTATAGTATTTCTTTTAGTGGTTTAGTTACTGCCGATTCCTTAATATCTGGTATTTTAACTTATAACGATTTAAGAAATATAAAACGAGGTAGGCAGTTAATAGAATGGAAGATATCAGCAGATGTTGGTGCAGATGAGTACGGAAGTGGATATATAACAAATCTTAGCGATACAGCTCCTTTAGATGATTTTGTTTCTTTTAGTGGTGGTATTGTTGGGGTTGGTGAACCTACTGTAAACCCCAATATAGAAGGTGCTTTAGATGAAGAACTAAATTTTGAATTATAAAAATATATTATGTCAGATAGAATAAATTACGATGATAAAGTTGCTTTAAACGATAAGCAAGAAATAGCGGAAATAAACAAGCATACTGCTGAAAATGACAACGAGATTAAATCCGTTGTCAACTCACACGCTGACGACATAGAGGCTAATCAAGTGGCTATACAATCGAATCAGGTAGCTATACAATCTATATCAAGCGGTCAAGGAGATGCTTTTGAGACAAGGGCTTTAGCGATGGTTTCTCCTGGTGCTGATAACGTGCCTTTTGTTGTTTACGGAGAATCTGGGTTTAATGGACAGTATAGATATTTAGCGTCTGACCCAAATGGATATGTTTTGATTTATTTATATTTAGAATCAACAAACACAGTAGAGAAAGATAGTAGTAAAGTGGTTGAGAGCGGGTCTGTCTTTTCTGAATTAAACAACACTTATTCTGAGTTTGAACTAATAAATGACGAGAACGATGTAACCCCTATTGACCTAACTATTAATTCTTTGGTTAATGGTTCTTTTAATATAACAAGAGGTAGAACTTATCCATGGATATTGGTAGACACTGATAAATACGAGTTTGTGTTGAATGGAAATTCTAAATACCTTGTTATAGGGTATGATTCTGATTCTGTTTTAGCGGTAACTTTAGATAGTAGTGTTAACTCTTGTAGGATTTTTAGATTTACTAATTCAGACGGGATATCTGGTGTTGTAACTAATCTTCCAAATAATTTATTCACCAACGGCTCTACTATCACCGCTTATAGAGTAGGTACAGTTTTAACTATATACGAAGAACAAACGCTTAAATTTACTTATGATTATTCTATTAGCTCAGAGCCAGAGTTCTCTAATCCATCTTTCGGTAATGTGTTTACAGCTGATGGCAACGTATTAACAGGTGTAAAAACCTCTTTCGAAAGTTCTGAAAATAGACTAGAAAGGCTAGAAAACGAGGTGTTTGGAGCAACGGATACTACCGAAATGCAAGGAGAGAAAATGGCAGATGTTGGGGATAGTATTATGGATCAAAACGGAATGCAGCCTATAATAATAAGTAGGTTTGGAATTGCGTCTAATCAGTCTTTAGCTGTTAGCGGCAAGAAATTTGTAAGCGGCGACCCTGATAGTATAACAGAGCAAATACAAAACATAACAAACGACCCTAAACTAATATTAATTGGTGGAGGTACTAATGATTTTGGTTATAGTTCTCCCCTAGGTAATATAGGAAGCTCTGATACAACAGAGTTTTATGGAGCTGTTAATTTTGTTGCAGATTACGCAACTACTAACTACCCAAATGCTAGGATAATAGCTTTGACGCTTCCTTTTGGGGATTGGCAAACAGCAGGAGGATTTGCACAAGGTCAAACAAATAGTTTAGGTTTGTCGAGATATGAATACGAAAAAGCACAAATAGAAGTTTATAGGAATTACGGAATAAGGGTTGTTAAACAATTATCTGAACTAGATTGGAATTTAATAAACATAGACGTAAAGACATATGACAGAGTACACCCAAGCACAGAGGGAAGCGAAGATAGAGCTAATGCTGTTTCTGATGCTATAAACAAAGAGTTTAGTAGTTAAATAATAAACATTAAATAAATAAAAATGAATTTAAAGAGTTGGAAAACAACAGCGATTGGTGTAATTGCTTTAATTGGATTAGGGTTTAATGCTTACACAAACGGAGGTTTTAGTGTTGCTGATTTCTTGTTGTTAATTACAGGTATTGGGTTTTTAGCCGCTAAAGACGGAAACGTAACAAATTCAAGCAATGGTAAGTTATATACAAAAGGTAGTGCCCTATCTGCTAGAATGAAAAGAAATATTGGAGGGGATAGCCCTATAGAAGAGGATGGACATGAGTAAAAAAAACACTTACATATTGTTTTTTTTATCAATACTTACTTTTACAGCAGGTATACATAAATATTTTGTCGGCACAGGATTACGTGCCGACATATTTTTATTTTTTGACCATGTAACAAAAGACGGATTGGTAGGTAGATACGTGTCTCTTATTATGTACGAGATTAATTATATGGTAACCGCATTGGCTCTTTTGATTACATGTAAATACGTAGCATCTAGTAAACAAACTAAAAACATAATATCCCCATTTATATGGATTGCGGTACTTGATATTTTGGATTATATTTGTTTTTACAAACAGTTATCGTACTATAAACTGCCTCTGTTGATTGTATTGATATTGATATACACTTACAAATGGAAAAAATCAGACAAGAGATGAACAGACAAATGACACTAGGAAGATTCTTAACGATAATATTACCTTTATTAATCGTGTTGTTAGGATGGGCGAAAGTACACGAAGAAAGACAAGAGGAAGAACTTAAAAAACTATCTGAGTCAAAGGTAGAGCATGAGCAAAGGATAAATGCTTTAGAGGACTTCAAAAACGATATTAAATTATATCAAGCTAAGCAAGATAAGAACCATATTGAAACCTTAGAAGCTATTAGTGGGTTAAACACTAATTTAGAGGTATTAGTTGAGAGAATCAAGCACACTAGCAAATGAAACCACATAAGATAGTAATAGAAAGATATAGCCACGGAGAAGAACAGACCATAGGATCGTTGTTTATAGTCTCTAAATTCGGACACATACTATTCAAATGTGATACTTTAGAACTACCATGGAAAGACAACAAGAAAAAAATAAGCTGCATACCAACGGGTACTTATACAGTAAAAAAGAGATTCTCAGAGAAATACAAAAACCATCTCCATATTACAGGGGTTACAAATCGAAGTTATATCTTGATTCACTCGGGTAACTTTAACACACATACTTTAGGATGCGTTTTAGTTGGCGAATTAGCGTATATTAACGATGATGATATAGTAGATGTAGGAAATAGCAAGAAAACGCTTAAAAACCTACTTAAACACATAAAAGAAGAGACTATAACGATAGAGGTTGTTAATGTATAAAATAAAAAAGCAACCCGTAAACGAATCACTTTTTATAATCTCTTAATATTGAATCTTGTCGTCGAAAATTAGATTCAATATTTTTAAATACACACGTCAAATATAATACTTTTTTATGAAACTCAAAGACTTTATTTATATTGTTTTAATAATTATAGCTATTTTATTCTACTTTGATAAAAAAGGCGAAACCGTATATAAAAATACAACCACAACAGACACTATTTACAAGACAGTTACACTTCCTGGTGTAAAAGACACAATCTACATAACAAAGTTTAAAGAGCGTGTTTTAAAAGAATATGTTTTAGACTCTACACTAAAGGACTCAATAAGTATTTTAAACGCTTTAATAGATGCTAAAACTGTAAGAGAATACACCGAAACTCACAAAGATTCATTAATTACTATTTCTTTGTTCTCGGAAGTTGAAGGTAAGTTAATTTCTAGCCGTTTAGAGTATGATTTAAAGCCAAGAAAACTAAAAGTAATAGAAACACACACAACAGAAAAGAAATACCCTAAATATTCTTTTTTAGTTGGTGGGGGTTTTACTACTGGATCAATGTTTACTAATTCTAGTTTAAATGTTAATTTAGGTTATCAAAATAGAAAAGGTCATATAATTGAGGGTGGAATAGACACTAACAAAAATATAACCTTTGGCTTTAAATACAATCTGTTTACAAAATATTAGTTAATCTACAGTAAACGTTTTTGTTTACTTTTTTTATTGTGTAAATCAATGGTCTTAATTTTTTTAGAGTAGTGAATTTACCATTTATAGTGTAGCCTACAGAATAACCCTTAACTCTCTTTTTAATTATTCTACCAGTACTATTATTTACCATAACACCATCATAAGAAATATAATAATCATCATATCCTTTTATATTCCATTTTGGCACGTGTAGTAGTTGGTAGTCAGTCATTTATAAAAATTTATGTGATGTTATCATGTGTTAGGTGTAATACTACTTTTCGTATTTTAATTTAAGTTCTTCATACAATGCCTTTTCTCTTGCTTTTTTTGCATTGGCTTCTGCTAATCTCTTACTTTCGGCTTCCGCAACCCTTTTTGCAAAATCTTCTTCATTTTCTAAAGTAACGTTTACAGTTTCAATATCTATATCATCTAAAGTTCCATCCCAACAACTTCCAGTAATTCTAATGTGAGTTGCATTATTTTTCTTTGCTTCATTTAAGAAGTCTTGCAACTTATCAATGCCAAAAGGCTTCGCACCATAAGTATAGTCTGTGTTTATTTCAAGGCTTTTACCTATTGATTTTTCAATTAATTTTCGTTCCATAATTCCGTACTGCACCTAACAATGTATAAAAACAAAAGCTAGTTAGGTATAATTTTAATCGCTTTTGCCTATTTATTAATTTAATTCTTTACTCTAAGTTTTTTCGTACTTACACGCTTCAATTTTTATACTAAACGTTGTGTGTAATAGGCAAAGTAAAGTTATTTCACTTTTTAGAAGTCAAGGAGTTGTTCAGTATCATTACCGTTCTACTCCAATTGTTCTATTTTGCCTACTACAAGCCTTTCGGCACACAACAAAGGTTATAGGTAATACCTAAATTAAGTCATCTTCTCCCCAGCTAACTATATCCCATGCAAAATCCATAATATATAAAT